CATACCGCTATTATAATCTTTTAAGATGTCTAGTCTCTGTTCTTCGGATATTTTTTGGCCCTTTTTCATTTTAGTGTCTTTCATTGCTTTATTATATCAAAATACTTGACAATTGTCAACACTATTCTATATCGTTTCCTATATAACTAATAATAAGGAAAATAAAAAGTATAGCAATATATATTGTAGTTTCATTCATACTTATCTATTGTGGTTATTAAACCAATTTTGATCTATAACGTCTGGTGCTTCGCTGAAATCTAGTTCATCGTCTACGCTTTGTATTTGTTGATTGCATAACTCACATCTATATATATCGTCTTCTATTTTTTCTCTCTTTGGCTTCTTACATTTACAATATATTCTTGTGGGGTTAAATGCTTCCGCGAGCGTTTCAAATAGGCTCATATTACGAATTTGATATTAACTCATAATCATCCTTTCCATCACTTTCTCCAGTCGTACACGTAAAACATAATCCGCACCTGCCTAATCTCCAAACAGGATTACCACAATAACATACATTATCATTCTTTGAAGCTCTAACAACATCTTTTAGCGATCTAAAACCATCATTTTTTATGTGCAAATATTTCCAATAATATTCTGGTGTAACTTCTTTCATACTTTCTCACCTCCGCACACTCTACAACTGGTATAGACATCGTTCTCATCACTTACTGTAATCCATACGGGGTTTTCACACTTGCACTCAGTACCAACGAGTCTTTTTTCTTGTTCTCGTCTGATTGCCTGGGTTATTAGGTTCATTCCCTCCATGAAGGCCTGATTGTCAAAATCTGCCATAGTTATCTATTTAATGTATAAACACGGTCAAGCGGGCTTGATCCATCCTTGTCGTATTTAATGTAACTTGTAATAACTTCCCCGTACATATCCGCTAGTTTTTGAGCCTTTGCGAGCTTGTAGGCCTGTTTCGGATTATATGCCTTTATATCTCCCGTTCTCCATCCGTTAGTAGTAAAAAAGCTATATATGGTTTTGATTTTCATATTATGTTTTTTCATTTTCAATTTTTAATGCTTCTTCAAAACATGAATTACACATCTCCCTTATCTCTTCTTGTTCTGTTTCTAAGTCGTGATATTCACACATTGGACATATTTCGTTTATGGTTTTTACCATATTAGTATTGTTCCAAATGTTTTATAACTTCTTTCAAGGTACAATCGTGATCTAGTCCTATGTTTTTTGTTTTAAGATAACAGCCCCAACAGCCGAAACTTGTTAGTTTGTCATTCTCTACGGGGTCAAGTAACGCCCGCATAATCCAATATAAGCGCTTCATATTATTCAGCTATCTCAACTATTAACTTAAATTCTTTTGTTGGGCTTGCCCCTCCGTAATCGTTTCTTTTCATCATGCCTTTTTCCTCTAGCCAATCAGTTATAAGCGAAATTATGGAATCATCATCCATAGTGTTATATACATCAATTATTTTTTTCATAGGCTCTCATATTTCAACTTATAACCGCCGTCATTCTTATGCCCAAATAGGACACTTGAAAGCGTATACACTGTGTGAAAGTGCATATCCATTCCACACCCATGTACAATGACTCTTCCGTCTTTATCCATGCTCCATCCTGTAACCTCGCAAAAATCTCTATTTATCATGCGCATAGATGGGCTTCCTTTCATTTTGATATATAGATTTATCTTTCGTGTCATACCGCTTGACGATACGCTTTTATGTACTACGTATACATAATTACCCGCCTTTTTTATTGTTTGTTTTAGCTCTGTTTTAGTCATAGTTATCTGTCAATTTCAGTCCCTGAAAGACCGAATAATATATAATTACCGTTCTCATCTCTATCTATTTCAATAGATTTGAAAATAGTGTTCCATTCTTCATCACAAGCAATCATTATTCCTTTGCTTGTGTCCATTGTTTTCAATAGTTCTATCATGTTTTTCACTATCATACTTGTATATCTAAACTTGTAATGGCTTCTACGGGGTTACATAACAGCCCCGCTTCTGCATGTTCTTCTTCGTTCTCCTTCATGGCTTCAGCTTGTGCTTTCGCAACTTGTAATAGCTCGGCCACCTCTTCGCTCTGGTTGTATCCTTCCATAGTTATATATAAAATTTATAACATACTATATAAAAGCCCTCTTTGACACTCACCACAAAGGAACGTTGCATAATGTCTAACTTTCAGGCCATGTAATTCACTATGCCACACGATCTTATGCGCTTTATTTTTCTTGTGTACATGACAGTACATCATTACATATTTTTGCTCTCTCATAATTTAATTAATTAATTACTAACGGTCTGCCCCTCGTGTGCTATGTGGTGGCTGTAGTGTTATCTGTATTCATTTAACCCCTCGCAGGCAATGAGGAGCACCCCACAAAAGCAAAACGGATAAGAGAAGCAAACCGTTAGTCTATACGCATATACAAGCGGGTAACTGTGTGTTACCGCTTGCGCTTGTTACTTTTCAATCCGTGATACTCTATAAAGAGTTATCCAAAGCCCGCCTATTATGTATCCAATATGTACCGTAGTTCCGTCTTTTTTATCTATATACATCTTTTCGGCTTTTCTATAACCAATTTTTTCAATAAGTGCTTTTCGTGGGTACTTGCCCAAATCATCATAATGTTGCCCATATTGATCTATTCCCATTGTAAACATAGTGTCAAGCCGCCGCCCATGAATTGATAATAGTGTCATGGTCTGCGCTTGTATATGCGTATAGTCTGCGAATTGTCAAGGTGCTTTCAATAATTCCGTATACTTAATTATTCTATATTGCTTGTCAATTGTCAAGCGATTATATAGATATTCATATATAAGTATTTATATAATCTAGCCTCGAAATATATCCTATAGAAACGAGTTACATATAACGACGTCTAAAAAGATCGGCCATAATTCGCCCAACAAGCCACCTATAAAATCGTTAAGCTATGTTATATCGTCAATTATTGACAAGTAACTACATAACTGATACCATGATATCTATGGAGCCATCACAAACAGATCTAAAACCGCCCACAGTAAAGAAGTTGCGTAAACTAACAGTAAAACAACGCATATTTGCGAACGAATACGCACGTACTCGAAATGGTACTAAAGCCGCTATGAAGGCATATGATGTAAATAGTAAGGTAACTGCAGGATCAATTGCAACGGAAAACCTCAAAAAACCACAAGTGTATAACAGAATAGAGCAGATATTGAAGGAAGCAGAGTATAGGCCTGTACAGTCTATACGCTCCGTAATGAGTATTGAAGATAAGGCTAGCAAGCACCCTTCCACATATGGGCATTCATTAAAAGCAAGCGAAATGTTACTAAAAATTAGTAATACCCTTGTGGAGAAAAGCCAACACGTTTCATTATCGGCTAATCTTGATAGTTTGGACAGTCATGACTTGCTAATCCTCAAAAAGAAGTATGACAAATTACTTAATGGTAAGTGATATATATATCTCATAGTGTGAATTATGCCCCGTCTAAGTTAGCTTCAAAGACAAAAAAATATCGGGGTTCTATACAACAGTCATTATAGACTTATAATACAAGTAATATTGTTTTATAGGATACATATTCATTCTATTAGCCTCATTCAGCCTCAGTACTGCGTCGTATATCATACATTATACGACGTCTTCTTTATTCCGATACCGTACACCCTAAAATTACAATATTTTGAATTTGAGAGGTTTGTCCCTATCGCGCTATATATTTTTATGAAGTATGTCCTATAGTTATTAAGATTAGCCTCAGATATATCTTTAATACATGGCGGGAGGGTAAAAAAAATGTGAGAGGGGCTCGGAGTATACACGTCGGTATATGTAATTCTAGGCTTACATTATACGACACCCCCTCCCAAACCCACCCCCCATCTCTTACCTCGCTTCGCTCGGTCGTTGGTTTACACCTAATACTAAGGGTAATCCAGCTTCCTACTTGCTATTGAGTCCCGTTACCTCTGCTCCACCTGTTGATGCCATGGTGGTTGGTAGCGCCTTTACATACACTGCGTATAGATTGTTTTCTGAAAGAAGAGTATATCCGCGACGGAGAAGTGATTCCTTTTGTATGTCGAAGTATTTGTCGCCTAGTTTGAAGATTGTCTGTGTGTCCATAAAAAAAACCGCTTAACTCTTGTTAGGGCTCCGTAGGGCTGGTACAGTTGCCCAACCCTAACAAGCGTAAAACGGTCTTTCTGTACCAAATTTACGGATTCTATTTACTTTACTCGTCATCACCTACCATAACTAGTCTAGTCTCTTGTTCTTGATTTGTCAAGGGCAATATGATAGAGTTGAATAAATATGAAAAAGAAAGCACTCTCACCAACCGAAGAACGGAAACTTCGAAAACTCAAGCTCCAGGAAGAAGAAGAGAAGATAAATCTAATGGGGAGTGAAACTGAGAGTGAAGGCAGAAAGGCAACACAGGCAATCATGGAGGATGAGAAGAAGAAAGAGAAAAAAAATATAATCGATGAACTCAATCGGTTAGACATGCAGAAAAAGAGTATCAAAACCTATACTGACCTCCTCCAGTTCTCACTTCATAACCTCGTCTACAATATTCAGATGCCCAACACCTATCAGTGGGGAGTATGGTTTGATGGGCGTGGTATTGTTCTTGCGATCAAGGACAAGAATGGGGTTCTCAAAAAACGGGCATTTCGACCATCTCATGATCCACTTATAGATCATAACGCAGTGAAGACACTTGCTCTATGGGCTGAGGATTTATTTGATAAGTGTGAGGGTAAATTAGGACCACATATATATACATGAACGAAGAACAAGAACAAAAAGAATCTCCGCTGAGTCCAGAAAGTCTCCGTGAAGCAGTGCTTCTTACGAGACGACTTCTCAAAGAAAAGTGGACACATAATCTCTACTCGTTTAACAAGGACTGTCTCATGGCTGAAGAGGGAAAGGGAAGGGTTAATCTGGGAACAGTTCATAAACAGATGTGTGATTTCGTTGATATGAACCCCACTCGACAAAAACTTCTCCTTATTCCCCGTGGACATCTTAAAAGCACTCTTATTACAATTGGGAAAACACTTCAATGGATAGCAGAAAACCCGTCGGTTCGCATCTTAATTGCCAACGCAACCTATTCGATGGCAACTGCATTTCTTTCGGTTATCAAGCGTCATCTTACCAACAACTCAACGTATAAAGAGATATTCGGAGACCTGGCAGTTGATCCTGAAAAGTGGAGTGAGAACATGATTACTTTGAACCAGAGTAAAACGATTGGAGGAGAAAAAGAAGCGACCGTGTTTTGCTATGGAGTTGGAGGGAACCTTGTTTCACAGCACTACGACAAGATAATCCTTGATGACGTAGTAAATGAAGACACGGTCAACACCAGAGAACAGATTGAGAAAACGGTTCAGTTCTATCGTATGTGTCAGCCACTTCTTGAAAAGGGTGGAGAGCTCATCATTATTGGAACCCGTTATCGCGAGGACGATCTTTACGGATGGATCATGGACAAAGAAAACGGAGTATCTCAAGACTTTGATGTATTCTTCAGAACTGCAATTCGAAATGAACTGTGGGATGACACAAAAAAAGAATTTGTGAGTGGAGAAGTGCTATGGCCAGAAAAATATAAACTTCCAGACCTTTCTGAGATTAAACGAAAGATGGGACCCTATGCATGGGCATCTCAGTATCTCAACAATCCAGTCCCTCCAAGCGACGCAGACTTCAAGAGACAATGGTTTAAATATTATGAAAAAGCAGATATTCGCGGCCTAAATGTAAATAAATATACATTTATAGATCCAGCCATATCACTTGAGAAAGAGGCTGACTACTCAGCAATTGTTACGATTGGAGTTGATCAGTATTCAAATATTTATATTCTCGATATTGTTCGTGAACGCTTTAAGCCAGACGAGCTTATCAATGAGATATTCAGAACAAATGAGCTATGGCATCCACTCTCAATTGGAATTGAGGAGGTTGGATTTCAGAAGACACTGAGATATACACTGAGAAAAGAAGAAGAGATTCGAAAAAGATATTTAAATATTATTGAACTCCGTCCAGATGGACGCAACAAGGAACAGCGTATACGTGGATTACAACCACAATATGCAAATGGCAAGGTCTTGCATAATAAGGATTTACCATATAACATTTATTTAGAAGATGAATTATTACGGTTTCCAAGAGGTAAGCACGACGACATGATAGATGCACTTGCTTACGCACTTGATGTTATTCACCCACCAATAAAGAGGGTGAGTAGCAATAGAAGACACAAATATCTCTATGGCTGAACAAAAAAAGAAAGAACCAAAAATCAGACAATACTACAAGCCAGACGAAAAAGAGGCTGCCTCAATTGAGCACGTCTATAATCGTTTCTATCGAATGAAAGATAACCCAAAACGAATTGAGGCTGAAAAAGAATGGGATAAAGGAGAACAGGCATGGGATCAGTGTAACAAAGAGGAGGAGGGAATGGAAGAATGGCAAGCCGATTATTATGTTCCACTCACTACAGCTACTGTCGAACAAATACTCTCAGAGATGATTGACCAATCACCTCGTCCAATTATCCTTCCACTTTCCGCAGAAGATAAGCCACGCGCAACAGTTATGAGACATGTGTTTGACTTTACATGGGAAACAGCAGATGGAGACGAAGAGCTTGAAAACGTCCTCAAAGACTGTCTTATTTATGGAAACGGATTTGCACAGGAGTATTACTGGAAAGATAGAAGACTTATTCGTTCCCTCGTTGGGATGAAAAAAGGAGAAAAAGCAAAGAGACTTCCAGAATATAAAGAAACAGAAGTATTTGAATATGATGATTGTTATATGGAGTCGGTATCTCCTTATGAATTATATTTTGACGAGGTTGCAAGAACGATTAATCGAGGTCCATATAAGGCTCGCGATGCAGTTCGTAGATACATAATGAAGATAGATGATTTTAGGACATTCTTCAGTGGTGATGTGTGGGATCCATTTAACAATGTGCGATTTGTAAGACCTGGTGGAGATACCAATTGGTACTCTTATTACAAGCCTCCAGAGGATATAAATAAGGGAGATGAGGTTGAGGTTTTGTGGTATTGGTCTCGCTCACCAAACGATTCTTTACGTATAGTTGCAAACGACGTTCTTATTAAAGATGGGCCAAATCCATATAAACATAAACAGATTCCTTTTGCTATGACTTATGATGTAAAGAGGCCTCATAAGTTTTATCACAAGGGAGAACCAAAACTTCTTGAGTCTATCCAGAAAGAGATAAACACCCTTCGCAGAATGATCACGGACCGCAACCACCTTGATATAGATAAAATGTGGCTTGTTGGTCGAAATGAGATGACGAACGAAGAAGACTCATTAACAAGACCACATGGGATAGTTCGTGTTGATGATCCAAGCAACTATAAACCAATAGAATATGGAGATATTCCAGCATCAGTCTCTCTTACGATTGGAGAAATTCAAAAAGACGCGACAAGAGTTACTGGAGTAAACGATAGATTCTCTGTTGGACAAACCCCAATTACCGCAACAGATGCAGCAATTAAGAAAGAGCAAATGATGCAATCGATTAAGGCAAAACTGAGACGACTGGAGAAAGGATTCCTTGTTGATGTTGGAAGAATGAGATGTTCAAACATTATTCAATTCTATTCTCAACCGAAGCTAGAAAAGATACTTGGCGAGGCTGGAACAGATGAATTTGAAAAGCAGAAAGCAGAGGCACAGCGTCAAGGATATCTTCAGGAAATTGAGGGGTCATACTATAGAAAAGAATATCGTAATATACGGATAAAGGGGAAAGAGCTTACTCCTAATGTCCGTGGAGAGATAGTAGAACAGCCACATCAAGGCTATTCATTCTTTGATTTAAAACCAGAATATTTTGTTCCAGTGTCAAGGGGTGGATTTCAGATACGGTTTGAGGCAGGATCAACGATGCCAGTATCAAAGTCATTAATGGTAAAACAAACACAGGACGCAGTAACTCAACTTATGCCGCTCGCAACAGCTGGAATAGGATATGATCCAATAAAGTTGGGTGATGAATTATTAAAGTCGTTAGATAAAGATCCAGAAGACTTTCATATTGAGAGTGCAGAAAAAGATAATCAAAAGGCTCGAGAAGAAATTCTTATTAATCTCGCATCACAAGAAAACGAAGAAGTTACAAGGGGAGCTCCGATTCCTCCTCTTGGTACGCCTTATGCGACCGCAGCGCATACGAGGATTCATTTAGCTTATATGCGTAGTCCAAAGGGAAAAGCCTTGGATGATGCTAAATTTAAGCTACTTACCAAGCATACCATGGGAGAAATTAGTGCTCAAACTATGAGGGGAGATGTGGCGAGCTTGACTGGCCAGGAGCCTCCGAATGCCAATAACGCTAACGGAGCAACACAACCGTCAGCTGGTTCTTCTCCCCCATACAATATGGATATGAAAGCTGCTAATCCAAACATGATTCAGGGTGGAGGAGATGCGGATATGAACGCTCAGCAGGGTGGACTTATGAGTAGAGTGTTCGGATTATTAAAACGTAAGCGATAACTATGAAAAAACAATTGCTCGGTGAGTGCGTAGATATATTGAAAATACTCCCATCAGAACAACTTAACATGTTCACAAAGATGAGGCTTGATCCAGAGATATGGGATAATTTTCAGAAATTTGCGCGTGAGCAGAAGGAAATTAAAATGGATCAGATATACAGACTACGAAGACCAAAGACACAGGATGATGTTTTGAGAAATTCAATTGAACATGAATATTATGCTGCACGCATAACCTCGTTAGTAGTTCTTCTTCAGCTCATGGAGAATGCTCAGGAAGAGCTTGAGAGAAGAGAACGTAAAAAACCATGAAACCAGATCTATCATTTTTAAGCAAAATTAGAACTAGCCTTGAAAATTTGTGGGGTGGAGCACAGGCAAAAACAAAACCACTTAAAGTAACAAAAGTTCCTGACGTAAATGACAAACAGGCTATGGCTACAGAATCAGCTCAGAGATTTGGAGTTCCTAATGCCGAACCAACCCCATATCCACGTATTACTGCTGACGAAATTTTAGCTGGTCTTGCAAGAAGGGCAAATGGTGGACAGATACCACCAATAGCACAAGCAGCTCAACAGCTTGCTGATCTTGGAAACTCACTTCCAACAAATATAGATCCATTCTTTCCAACAGCCCTTGCGTTAAGAGAAAGTGGTGGTGGAGTAACGAGTGGAGTTCAAGAAAATAATCCATTTGGACTTATGACATGGGATGAGCAGGGGAACCGTTCTCTTGCCCCATATCCAGACTTCCAAACCGCAGTTATTGGAGGAGGTCCAAATAATCAACGAGGGCTTAAAGGAGTATTGAATAGTGGAATTTATAATGACTTTCTTAATTCTGGAAACCTATCTGATTTTTTTAATACATATTCTCCATCTGGTGAAAATGCATCTGTAGATGATCAAATAGCTCTATTTAGAGAGCTATTGAATTATTTTAGACAGTGAGGAGGTGCTTTTAATATGCCAAAAGGATACGAAAGGATGAGAGATTCTTTCATGAAAAAGGGTATGTCCAAAAAGACAGCTCAATTAAGGGCTGCCCGTATTTGGAATTCAAAACACAAATCGAGTCCAGTTGGAAGAAAACATAAAAAATGAGTATATTGACAAAATAGTTTATTTAGTATTACAATTTATTAGTTGGATAATCCGATTTTATCGGACCCAAAATATTTAATATGACAGATGTGAACACACCTCCCGCAGATGCGGATAAAGGTAAACAACCAGATAGCGGAGCTGGAGCCCCCGCAGCACCTTTACAATTACCCGAAAAGTTCAAGGGACAAACGCCTGAGCAAATTGCAAAAGCGTATGTAGAGCTTGAAAAAAAAATGGGAGAGCAATCTACCACGGTAGAAGAGGCTAAAAAGTTAAAGGAACAGACCGATACGCTTATTAAAGCTATCTGGAATGATCCAGACCTTTATAGACAAGTCGAAGATGGTGTAAAAAAATACATCAATGGAGAAAGTCTACCAAGTAGAGATGCCAATCCCAAGAAAGGTGATGAACCACCAAAAGGAGTTCAAGTGGATCCGACAATATCGGATTTAAGAGTATCTGAAGAAAACAGAGTATTAAACGATTTTTTCGCCAAGTATGGCTACAATAAACTTGACGAGAAAACACGCAAAGACAGTTATGCAAAATTGTCATTGGCAGTTGCAGAACTTGTTGACCCGAATGGAAAGAAAAGTATTCGAGACGTATTTGCCTCAATACCTGTTTCAAAACTTTCACGATATCTCGAACACGCACACTTTATCGCTAATAAGGACTCAATTATTGAGCAAGCGAAGAATTCTGCCCGACTCTCTGAACAAGAGAATAGGGATGGTGCTATAGGCAGCTTTGCTGCTAGTAGCGGTAAGTCAGATAGTGGCGTAAAACTGACGAACCGTGAACGTGAAGTAGCTCAGAAAATGGGTATTTCTGAAGAGAACTATCTTAAAAGAAAGATAGAGAAGATGAAAGATGATGAGAAATACAGTTAATATTTATTTTTACAACTATGGCAGGTTTTGAATATAGAGGCCAACTTTCTGGTGGCAAAGAAAATCCAGTTACACTTCCTGTGTTAATTGGTAATTCACAAACAATCAAAGTAGGAGATGCAGTTAAATTAGTAGCCTTTGCATCAGGCGGTGGAGCATGTCGCGCAACGACTGGTGAAGAAGTTATGGGAGTATGTGTTGGTATCGTTGATAAAAACGGTATTGACCTTGATAACTCTGATCCAAATAACTACGATGGGACATGGACATCATCAAGTAAAACATATGCTTCTTCAGCAGATAATATGTCAGACAAGCTCGTAAAAGCGCTTGTTGTTGTGGATAAAGATGCACTTTGGTATAACGACACAGCTGGTGCACTTGCCGCAGCTGATGAATATAAGTTCTTTGATGTTGCTGATCAAGATCAAATTGCTGATCAGGATGGCGCAGACAATGCTGGAGCATTTATTCTTGTTAAACGCGATCCAGATGGAGACGCAGATGCCTCAAAAGGCATCTTTAAAATCGCTGAATCAGAGTTTGATGCGTATGCACAGCAATAATTATTAATTTAATTTTTAAGATATGAGTTCATTAAGAAGTGGATTTGGAGATATCCTTGAACCAGGGTTTAGAGAAATATTTGATGATCGATATAATGAGATCCCTCAAATGTTTCCACAACTGTTTCATGTGAATACCTCTACTAAACAAGACGAGAAAGATAGCGCAATCTCAGGATTCGGTCTTCTCGCAGTTACAGGTGAGGGTGGCGGAGTTGATTATGAAGATCCGCTTCAGATGTATGACAAACGATATGTCCATCTGAAATATACGAAAGGCTTCAAAATCAGCGAAGAGCTGTATGAGGACGATCAATATAACGTCATGAACAAGAAACCAGCCGCACTTGGACGTGCAGCACGAAGAACAGCTGAAAACGCAGCTGCTGGAGTATTTAACAACGCATTCTCAACATCATACCTTGGTGGAGATAGTAAACCATTGATTTCGGTATCACATCCGAGAGCAGATGGTGGGACATCTCAATCAAACGCTTCTGCTACAGGCATCACTCTTACTGAGACCAATTTGGAAACAGGAAGACTTGCAATGCGAGCTCAAGTAGATGATAAGGGTATGAAAATTGAAGCTATGGCAGACACTCTTGTTGTAGCACCAGCCCTAGAGAAACAGGCACATATTATTGTTGATTCGAACCTACGTTCTGATTCAGCTGATAATGACCTTAACTTCTACAAGGGTAAGTTAAAGATTGTTGTTTGGGATTGGTTGACATCAACAACCGCATGGTTCTTGATTGATTCCCGACAGCATGAAATTAACTGGTTCTGGAGAGTTAAACCAGAGTTTAAACAAGATACCGCGTTTGACACTGGAATGGCTCTATACAAGACTAGAACCCGCTTTTCCAATGGTTGGTCAGATTGGAGAGGTGTATGGGGATCAAAGGGCGACGGAGCAGCCTTTGCAGACTAAAACGACATTTGTTTTATGGCCCTCGGAAACGGGGGCCATTTTTGTCTATGGTATTGACATTCAGTATGGGCATTCTATAATTTAGGTAAGATGACAACGACATTTTCTAAACTAATTGGTAAAGTATATGAATCAAGCACAGCACCAACCTCACCAGAGGCTGGTGATGAATTTCATGATACCGATACAGATTGTTGGATGAGATATGATGGTGCAAATTGGAGGGGGATTGATTTTACTTCTACAAGTACATCTACCTCGACCACATCAACGTCGTCTTCATCTAGTACGTCAAGTTCGACATCATCAAGCTCAAGTACAACATCAACAAGCTCGAGTACTACCAGCACATCAAGTTCTACCACCAGCACATCAAGTTCAACGACAAGTACTAGTAGTTCGACAAGTACGACAGTTTAATATATAATAACTATATGGGAACACATTTAAAAGGTTTGGAAGGAAGATACGAAGTAAGAGCAACGACTGATGGCGCTCCTTCAAATCCAAAAAAAGGAGATCGTTATTTTAATAAGACAAATGGACAGTTTTATTATTATAACGGGACTGCCTGGGTATATCATTCATATACATCTACCTCAAGCTCAACAACCACGACAACGACAACATCAAGTTCAACAAGTACCACTAGTACAAGTTCAAGTTCAAGTTCATCAACATCTACAAGTTCGTCAACGACAATATAATGGGTACTCATTTTTCAGCATTAGAGGGTAAAAGACGATATGGAACGACATTGCCATCTAATCCAAGAGAGGGTCAGGAATTCATTGACAACATGAATAATGTCCATTATATATTTGATGGAACACAATGGTGGGGGACAGCACTTACAACAACTACATCGACGTCTACAACATCAACATCATCTTCAACGAGCTCTACATCT